CATTCCAACTTGGCATGGTCAGCAGAAACGCTTGGTGTATCGAGACGGTCAAGTGAGGAGTCTTTCAGGTCGGTTAAGACGGCTGCCTGGTATCTACTCGAAAGAGAAGGGTGTTCGTATGGAATGCGAACGTCAAGCGATTAATGCGCCGGTGCAAGGATTCATCGGCGACTATAAAGCTATGGCCATGGTCGAGATCCATGAGAAACTTGACCGAACCAAAGTGAAAATCGTAGGCGAACACCATGATGCCATCCTTTTTATTATTCGAGATGAGGCCATTGACGAGATAGCTCCGCAGATCTTGGCTATCTTGAGACATCCACGGCTGTTGGATGTTTTTAGGGTAGATCTCAGTGTACCGATGGAAGGTGAGCTCGAAATAGGTCCTTGGGGTGCTGGAAAGTCGTACAAGGAGAAAGTCATTTCCAAATCGTGATTAGATGGATAGAATTGGTCTGTCGAACAAACAGCGCTCTGTAGGAGAGCACCAAATGCCCCAAGTATCTTGGTCTGAAGTGAGGATTTATCGTCGGTGTCCTAAGGCCCATGAGTACAAGTATCACCAAAGGTTGAGGCGTAAGCGTCGGAATATCCCGATGCTCAAGGGCTCAATTCTCCACGAAATGCTCAATGCCGTTACGAAGGCCAAAATGATGAAGGATTACCAGGGGCCTGACCCTTGGGCAGTTCTGGCTGAATACGACAAAACTTACCGCGATTTGTTCCTCGAAGAGCAAGAGAAATACGGTGATGTTATCGGCGACTGCTCGGCCATCTTCGAGGGTTATGTTCGACATCACCGCCAGGATGGGCTTAAGTATGAGGCCTCAGAAGAGTTCGTCGCTACCGACCTAATTACAGACGTGCGATTTATTGGCTATATCGATCGAATCGCCGTGGACAAAGAAGGCCGCCGCTGGATTATGGACTCCAAATTCATGAGGAGAATTCCTGGGGCTGACGAGCGATTCCCTGAGCTCCAAATGGTATTTTATTTCTGGGCTTGGAACCGATCCCATGAGGATCGCAAAGCTGACGGGATAATGTGGGACTATGCTCGAGCTAAAGCTCCCACCCGTCCTGAACTTCTGAAGAATGGCGAGTTATCCCAAAGGAAGAACATCGATACTGATGCTCGAACTTACCTCGAGACAATCGGGCAGCACGGGTTAGATCCGAAGAATTACGCCGAGATGCTGGCTATGCTTCAAGGAAAGGAGAACACTTTTTTTGAACGTGTTCGATTACCCAGTCCCCCAAAAGAGCTGGTGAATTTGGTGGTGGAGGATTTTCGTGCCACTACCACGATGATTCAAAAACTCAAAGGGGTGGCTCCTCGACACATGAGTCAATTCAATTGTCAGGGATGTGAGTTCAAACAGGTATGTGAGGCCGAAGTTCGAGGCCTAGACGCTGAGTTCGTGAAGAAAACGCAATACGAATTGAAACCCGAGTTCGGAGATAAAGAACATGGCGGCACTGAAGACCAAGAAACCGACGAGTAAGAAACCGAGCATTGCCTCGAGGATCAAACCTGTGTCTGCATTGAAGACAAACTTGGTGATGCTGGTTTACGGACGCTCAGGGACGGGGAAAACGCACTTCGCCTCGACTTTCCCCAAGCCGGCCCTCTACCTCGACATCAACGAGCGAGGGACCGAGACGGTGGCCAGTATCCCGGGAATTGACGTTTTACGTTGCGAAGAATGGGAGGACTTCTGGGGTAGCGACGACACTGAGGGTGCGTATTGGTACCTGGCCGAGGGGACCAAATACAAGACTGTGGTCATCGATCAGGTGACTAACCTCCAGGATATGGCCATGCGGGAAGTTCGTCGCCAGGGACGAAAGACCGAGGAAGACCAGTTTACTCAACGCAACTGGGGGCAGTTAGGTGGCCTACTTAAGACAGCCATTTCGGCCTATCGAGAGTTATCTGATAGGTATAACATCGTCTTCCTGGCGCATGAGCGCGTGTTCGATGGAGGGGGAGAAGAAGAGGCTAATAACGCGATTGCACCAACCATTGGCGCTCGTGTTATTCCAAGTGTTGGTTCCTTCCTTGATGGTGCTGTAGACGCCATTGGCAGTACGTTCATACGTGAACGAACAACCAAAGAAGGAGTGAAGAAGGTAAGGCATGTGGACTACTGTATGCGAACGGGTCCCCATGCCTCCTATGCCACGAAAGTGCGCAGACCGGTAACGTCGGGTCCAATCCCCGATGTCATTGTAAACCCGACTTACCCGAAGATCATGGATTTGATCTCAGGAAAATCGGAACCCAAACCACTAGTGCGGAGTAAGAAAAATGGTTAGAGCAACAAAGGGCAAGAAGAAGTCCAGTAAAGTCGTTTCCTTCGACTTCACTGGCGTTGAAGCAGGCGGGCGGATGGTCCCCGATGGCACATACTCGGTCACAATCGATGAGATTGGAACCGAGGAAGGCCAGAGCGGCTATGACTATTGGGCCGTTCGATTCAAGGTCACTGCCGGGCAATACAAAGGCAGTGTTCTCTTCGACAATTTGTCTCATTCTCCAGCGGCTCTCTTCAAGATCAAGAGATTGCTAGAAGTACTGGGAGTTGAGGCCGAAGGGATGGTCGATATCGACCCCGACGAGCTGGTTGGCCAAGAGCTGGACGTGCTCGTTGTGAACGAGAACTTCGAGGGCAAGGATCGACCTAAGGTGCAGGAATACATGGCCCTTTCGACTACCTCAGAGGAAGAAGAAGAGGAGGAGGAAGAGAAAGAAGCTGAGGAAGAAGAAGAAGAAGAAGAAGAAGAAGAAGAAGAAGAAGAGGAAGAGGAAGAGGAAGAGGAAGAGGAAGAGGAAGAGGAAGAGGAAGAGGAAACTCCTCCAGCCCGTAAGGGTAAGAAGGCTCTTCCAGCTAAACCAGCCGCAGCAAAGGCCAGCAAGATCCGAGTAGGTTCCAAAGTGACCTTCAAAGACGACAAGAACAAGGCCGTCAAGGGTGTCGTAACTGACATCGAAGACGACATCGCTCAAGTTGAGGATGCGAAGGGTGACAATTGGGAAGTTGAGGTTTCCGAGCTAACACTCGCTTAAGACCTATGATCAGAACTCCGCTCAGGGCTTATCAAAACGAGGCCGTTCAACGAGCTCTGCCTCATGACGGTTTTGCTTTGATACCTGAGCAGAGAACTGGCAAATGCCTGATCTCCTTAAGGATTATTGATGAACGTAAACCTGATATTCTCCTCATCATTTGTCCGAACAAAGCCATTGCGGTTTGGTGGAGTCAGATTGAACAACATCTGGATCTTGATTGGAAGTGTAAAATCCAAGTGGTCAACTTCGAAGCCTGTTCACGGACGAAGCAGAGTCGAGCACACTATCGCCGGCAGGCTCGGGAGTGGGTCAGCGATAAGAGGACCGTTTTCATTGTATGCGATGAAGCACAGCGAATTAAAAGACGGGGGAGCTTTCAGGCACGATTGGTACGGTCATTGGGTCATCTGGCAACTTGGCGTTTGGCGCTCACCGGAACACCCATCGCTCAGGGAGTTCAAGATGTCTGGTCCATCTTTGATTTTATACAGCCTGGAGTACTCTTTCACACGTGGGAAGACTTCCAGGAACGGTTCTTGGAGTATGGAGGTTACCAAAACCGGAAAGTGGTGGGATACAACCATCGGGAAGAGTTTGATGCAATTTTCCATGCCTACTCTTACCGGGTTACTTTCGTTGAAGCTCGTCGCTCGGTCGGTCTTAAAGCCCCGAGAATACGGCAATCAAAGGTCTTATTTGACCTAGCTCCAAGTACGCGACAACACTACAACGAGTTGGAACAGGAGCTCGAGACAGTCGTTCAGGATATCCACGTAAGCACACCCCTGGTCCTTACTTTAGCCATGAAGCTTCAACAATTAGCTGCTGGCTTCCTGATCCATACTGAGAAAATCCCAGGCAAACGAAAAGGCAAGCGAACGATTATTCATGTGGGAACTGAGAAGATGCACTGGCTTTCTCGAACCTTAGTCAGGATCGGGGATCAGAAAGTCGTAATTTGCGCCAGATTCATCCATGAGATTGATGCCATTTCTGTGATTTTAGAGCAGTTGGGTAAGTCACATAAAAGAATCGCTGGAGGTCATGAGTTTGATGGAGAATTTGATGTTGATATCATTCTTCTTCAGATACAATCAGGTATCGCGTTCGACCTTTCAGAGGCGCATATCTATATTTTCTTTTCGTGGGACTACAGCTACATCAATTATGAACAA